CGTATCAATCGCCGCTATAGCCAAAATCTTGGGGGTGGCAGCAAACTCGGCCAAAATTTGCCGTTGCCGCAGCGCTTTCGCGCCGCTCACGCGCGGGGCAATTTTCTGCAGGAATTCGGTATTTACTTTTTCGGCTGGCTGGGTAATCATAGAGCACAATCCTTCTGTGCCTCTATTTTGCCCTCACACACCGTTTTTAATCAGCCTGACACTGTCAACCAAAAACAAATAACCCCGCCGGAGCGGGGCTATTTTGCAACGAGAAAATCCTCCACATCCAATTGCCTGTCGTCTTTTATATTTTTGCGCGCCCGATAGGCAGTGCGCATATGGACACCGGCGCGCTTTGCCGCGGCCGGCGGGGACAGGCCCTGTTTTAGATATTCTGCCAGTTTCTTTTGCTTAGTGGCGCGTTCACCCATCGGAATAAGGTAAGTCGCACCGCGCCCGTCAAAAGTAAAATGGTCAATGAGCTTGCGCGCCGCCGCTTCGCCGCATAATTCCACCATCCATTGTGCACGGGCAATGTGGCCGGGTATATAAATATTGCGCCCACCGAAAGAGCGCATAATCGCCTCTGTCGCTTCTATCCCGGCAATATTGGCTATTTCTTGTAATATTTCCGGCATATGCGCATATTTATGTTGTGCCATTTTTAACCCCCCGAACAGCTTGGCCGAGGTTGTTCATGAGCCGATGCCATTGCTCACGCATGGGCGCGCGGCCGGCAAAGCGGATTTGGTCGGCAAAATTGTCGCTGATAAGCAATATAAGATTGCCGGTTTTTACGCTTTTTACCCCCGCCGCCCGCAATATATTCCATTGCCGGAAGAGGATACGCAAGGCGAAATCCTCGGCCGTTTTGGCACCATCACCCCAGCTAATGCCGGCTTCGCGGGCTATCCAGCCCTTGAGTGCCTCAATGGCGCGGCGGGCATCATCGGCATAACGCAAGAAACGGGTATGTGAGAGGCCTGTCTGTCGTGAGACAAACGCAATTAGCGCCTTGTCATCTTTGTTTTTTATAACGCCAAGGTTCCAACCGGCTATCCAAAGTGCTTGCAGCTTCTTTGCATATTGCCCTTCAAGCGGCCTTCTCGTGCCCTTCAAAGGCTTCGCAAAAGCGCCGTTGCGCTTCATTTCTTCCAGCACCCGCACCATTTGTGCGGCGGTTAATGCCTTTGCACTCTCATGCCCAGTCAGCCGGTGCAGCATGGCTCGGTAGGTGTCATCATCAAGACCGAGTGCTTTTTTGCCAATATGGATCTTTGCAAGAGCTTGCATCGTCTTATTCCTCTTTTGCGTAATAGATGAGCCACACACCAATCAACGCTATGATCGAGTAAAAAAGGCTTGCCCCAAAACCGCTGGTAAGAGGCGTGTTGCCGTAATCTATGACGGCATAAAAAATCAAAAATCCGCCGAAAAAGGCCATTATCTGTCTCCCCAGCCACAGAAAATATTGCAAATCTGGACAAAGCTGCCCAAAAGAAAAAACAGCGATAGAAAGCCGAAAAATGAGCGCAAGCCATCTGATCCGGTGCCGGCGACAAAAAAGGCAGAGAGCCAGAATGAAGCGAACGCTACCGCTGCTATCACGATTTTAAAAACTGTTTTTTGCGTCATTTTATTTCTCCCTTATCAGCCTCTTTTTTCTACATGCCTGAACAAGCGGCGCATGGCGCGTTGCAATTCCTCATCGTCTATGCCATCGAGCAAAACCTCCAACTTTTCTTTCGTCAGTGGTGGTGATGGCGGTTTTGCCGGCTTTAGCTCAATCCGCCGAGCGGGCGGCATAGCTGCCCTTGATAATTCCCATGCGCAACGCTCTGCTTCTTTTGTAAATTCTGGGCAGGTTGGCAAATAACGCAGACTTTGCCCCTTTACTTTGCCGCTTTTAAAATTGCCGCACGCCAAAAGAACTGCTTCCACTGGCAATTTCCCGACTGCTTCTGTGTATGAAGCGATGCGATCTTCCAAGTCACCGCTCACTGCCCCGAATGCGTTCATGAGCGAGCTGATCATCTGGATAATCGTCTCTATCTTGTTGTCCATTTTGCCGGATTCTCTCTATCAATCTTGCACCGGCAGCGTTCGGCGTTTGCCGTTGCGGCAAAGCGGCGCGGCTATTGCCGACATGCCGGTTTTGCAGCCACTGTGCCTCAATGCCTTGCCAACCATTAACAATCATCTGATCAGCGACATCATCGGCCGTCATGCCGCAAACAGCAGCGGCCTCGGCAATTTTGCCGGCCAGCAGCTCGGCCGCACGTAATGTTAACGGCTTGCGCAAGCGCTGCCGGTGCTCGATTAAATCAGCGGCTTTTTGCGGCGACAGCACTTGCTCCAGTGCCGCCCGCGGCGTCTTTTTAGGCACTGCAACCATATTGCCGGTGGCGGGCAAATGGTCTGGAATAAAATCAAAACGGCCGTCTAAAAATTCTGCGAGTGGACGCACCCAAACGCGCTTTTCGGCATCTACATAAACGACTACCTCTGCCTCATCGAGGGCATTATCCGCTGTCTGCATAGTGGCCAGGCAGACTATCCGATACTCACTATCCCGTTTTTTATGCCGCCACCGGCCGGCGGCTGTCAAATTTTCGCGCATTTCTTCACCTCAAATCTCTGGAAACCCGGGCTAAAACCGGCAACGGGCGGCTTCCACCCCTTCACCGGTTTGCCGTTCCGATATTTGCCGGTTATGATTTTTTCTCCCGCCCGTTTAATGCGTTCGACAGCAATATCGGCAACAGTTTCATATCCGGCTTTCCGCCCCTCGCTGTTTTCCGGCAGAGGATCGGGCGATTGGCATAAAATCCACGCCCGATCTCCTCCGTCTTCGGCATTAAGCTCCATGACAGCCTGCGCAGTTGTGCCACTACCAGCAAAAAAGTCCAAAATAATAGGCTTGCCAGACAAGAGAGGTGCCAAAAGGGGATCGTCAGCCAAGACAGCATTGCGCAAACGGCGAAACATGCGCGGCCCGCTTGTGGCGGCTATCAAGCGGTGTAGCAGGAGTTTGCGCTTAATCCGCCGCTCCTGTTTTTGCTCTTTGGTGAGATCAAAAAACGGCATGTCGAACTTTTTGAACAAATCGCTAAGATCGGTTTCAAATTGCCGCAAAAGCTCCGGCGATTGCCAGATCATTTCGCAAGAGGTGAATAACTCTTGTTCATTGATAATACGCGCCTTTTGCGCGCATCTTTCGGCCTCGGCCATATCGCCAGTGTCCAAAGCAGCCAGAGCTTTATGTTGCCAGCCCTTTTTGCTGTTCGCGCAAATACGCAATTCATTGACCACCGCCCAGACAGAGCAGCCGGCTTCGCACAAAGGTGTTATCCATTCCGGCTTTCGGCCGCGCGGCGGGATAATGCCGGCGCAAAATATGCCTTTTTCAAAAAGCGCAACCGCTTTAGCCTGTGTGGGTGCTTTTTTCCGGCCCATATCAGCCCTCATCTCCACCCAAGAAGGCTTTGCGATGTTTTTTTACGAAATCCGGTACTGATGAACAAAACACCTTTTTTCCATCGTGATAAACGATTACCTGACCGCCACTTTCAATGGCTTCGCCTTCCATTTCCGCTATGTGCAACACGCCGCGCATGTCGTCATTTTCATTTACCCAATAACTGCTTTCTTTAACTTCTGACATCGCCGTGCCCCTTTACAAATAAACACCAATGAAACGGATACTTAATCTTGCCGCGGTGGCCGATAACCGGTCTTTCCGGCGTTAGCGCCAGCACTTCGGCCAGCTTTATGTCTTTTTCCGACCATTTGAATACCAGGCAGCCGCTGGGCCGCAAAACACGGAAGCATTCGGAAAATCCAGCGCGCAAATCCTCTTGCCAACTGTCTTTCTCCAGCCGCCCATATTTTTTTGCCAGCCAGCTATTGGCACCGGCCCGCAGCAAATGCGGCGGATCAAAAACAATCGCCGAAAAGCTGTTATCGGCAAAAGGCAACCGGCGGAAATCTATTTGCAGATCTGGCTCAATGCGCAGCTCACGGCCGTCACACAGCGTTTGTTTTTCCCGTCTAATATCGCCAAACAGGACGCGCGGATCGCTTTTGTTGAAGTAAAAGCCACGAAAGCCGCATGCCGGATCAAGAACCTGCTTTTCCATCATCAACCTTCCATCACCAGTTTTGCCAGCTCGGTTAAATTCACCCGAACACTCTGTAAGACCGCATTTCCGTTCTCCTTTTGCTATAGCTTTCTTAAACTAAACGGCGGCTGTTTCTAACTCTGTCGGCTCAATGACAAAATCCTCACCAGCGCTTTTGATGGTTACGCCGGCAATCTGGGCGGCTTTTTCCTGCTCTGCCAGCATGGCGTCTTTGTTGATTTCCTCTTTCACCCGGATAAATTGCGACAGACCAAGCGCCTTACATGAGGCAAGCACGGCCTCAACCTTGCGCAGTGACACGCCGGGCGGGCGCTGCCGCCAGTTGACTTTTCCTGTCGTGAAATTGTGATATTTGACCTTGCCATTATTGGTCAGCTCGGCGCGATGTGCTTCACACCAGGCCTGCACGCCGGCTTCCAATGCGTTAAGTTCTGTCAAAACAGGGGTGATATTTTCTTCCAACCCTTTACCGATTTCGCGGATTGCCTCATTGGCGCGGCCTTTATGCCCCTCAATCAAGAGCTGGAGTGATCCGATTTTGGCAATGGTTTCTACTACTTCATCACGAGATTGCGGCACATTTACCATTGCCATTGCTTTGCTTTTTTTAGCCATTTCATTACGCTTTCCTTGCTGTCCAACCAGATTTTGTGCTGGCCGGGCTATTATAAACAGTTGCCGTCTCGGCATCGTCATCGCAGATAATGCAGGCTTTTTCTCCAAACCTTCCCAGAAATGACATCATCGCCTCTTTGGCATTAGCGGCCTCTCTGCTCGTGCAGGTTCGGCTTGTTTTGCGGCCAAGGTGATTTATCTGCCAGTCGACAATATTATACAGAGGCATTTTGCACCTCTTGCGGTTGCGCGCGGCCAGACTTCGGCAGGCGGCGATCAAAACAATAATTGGCGGGCAGATACACGTTGATGCGCGGGATCGGGCTAGTGGTCAGCACATTCTGATTGGAAGGCAGGCCGCGGGCTTTCATGGCGGCGAAAAAGGCCTCGGAACAATCACGGCCGGCAATAGTGCCTGCCCATTCCTGACCTGTAAGACAGTTAAAAAACCGCCACTCCAGCCTGTCCCCAGCTATTCCTTCAACCAAAACATATTCATCGACACTCGATACTATTTTCATTTGCTATCACCCTTATTCTGCCAAGCATGAGGCGGGAATGGACGGGGCACAATCGGCAACTGCACCACATTATCTGCTTTGCTTACCTGATCGGCCGTATGCAGCAGATCACGGGTAAAAGCGGTATTGGCAGCGGCGGATATTTCACTTTTCAGCTCCATAAGCCCTTGCTGTAGCTGCAGAAGATCCTTGTCCATGACGCGCGCCCTTTTGGACATTGCGTCTAACACTCCGGCGAGATACAGCATTTCGCTATCTGACATTAGGCCATTATTTTTGCTTTGATAGAAAAGGGCGTTTGAGACCCAGACAAGCACTTGCCAAAGCGGTATTTCGTCTTGCAATTTCATCGTTTTTTCCATTTTCAAACACCTTTAAAAAGCCAGCCCGTCAATATCGCGATTGTCCCATGCCGCTTTAATGTGGGCTAAATCCAAAACCGCCCCGGCACCGGCCGCAGCCATTCCGGCAAGCATCAATGTTTTATCAATTTGTCGGATTGCCCCTGCTTTCAGCCCCACGCCTTCCAAAAATTTGATAGCTGGGGCATCATGCACGCCCCAAGCCGCAATGCGGGCGCGCAAATCAGCCAAATGCGGCTGTTTTCGGTTAAGCCGCTTTGCCACCCGGCTTTTTATCTGGGCGCCACTTTTGCCAACGCCGCGCTTAAAGCGGTAATAGACTTCTTCGTTCCCCAGCAGAGCGAGGCCGCAATTATAATTATCGCAGAAATGGCGCAGTTGATTGACTGCTTCATCGATCAGGTTTTGCGCCTCATCGACAACAATCAGGCCATTGCCTATCCGCTCCAGTAAGGCACCGACTGCACGCGGCAGCCGGGCGGGGTTGCTTTCTTGCAGCCCTAATTCCTGGGCCAGATCAAGCAGAGTGCCATAAACGCCCCGAGTTTGAGGGCTGGCAGTAATCAAGTAAACATTGCCGCGCGTTGCCCGGTAATGACGGGCAGCCTCTGTCTTGCCGTTTCCGGCAGCGATGGTGACGATCACCATATCGCCCATTGCTTGGGCCAGAGTGAGCGTGCCGATAATCTCTTCCGTCATTTTCAGCCGCTGGAATGGCGGTTTTTGCGGGATTGTAGTAGCCAGTTCGGCCATTTCCTCTACACCGGCCAGCCAGTTACTGACTTTGGCATTCATGGCATCAAGGCGACCACTGTAATTGCCATTATACCACTGACTAAATGTGCTCCCCGGCATGTCCAACCGGCGCGCTGTTTCGGCCCGCGACCAGCCTTTTGCCTGTGCCACTTCTGCCACTTTGTCTGTTAAATGCCCCCACTCAACCACATCGGCAGTTGTGCGGCCGTCCACTTCCATTGCCGGGCGCGTATTCGGCCTTGGCCATGTATCGGGGCTTGTGTTTTTGTCCGTTTTCATGTTAATATCCTCTCTTCTCGTGGTGCCCTGCCGGTATTTTCTTCTCCCGGCGGGGCATTTTCTTTGCCCCCATTATCAAGCAGCAGACGCTTTACCTTTTCTGCCGCCGGATAATGGGGCGGCTAACCGACTTTCAAAGCTTGCGTTGCCCGGATAAAGGCGTCTTCAAAGTCTGCATTGCTCATTTCCGCGCTGCCGGCAGGTGCCGCCGGCGCTGGTGCAGGCTTTGCCGCGGCCTGCCTTGCCGGTGTGGCAAGGCGGGTGATTTTGCCGCGCACCGGCCTTTTTTCCTCTTTCGCTTGTGCCTGTTCAGCCCGGGCATAAATTTCAGCCAGCTTATCAGGTGCAAGCGTGGCAACAGCCTGCTTTTGCGCGGTCTGCGCCTTGAGATATGCCTTTCTTGCACTGTTATGACGGCGGGCGGCGTCCATATCGTAAAAACCCGCATCTTCTATGCAATCAGCCACGCATATCAGGCGGTTTTCAAGATCATACACGCGCACCGGAGAGTGCAAGGTATCTGGATCAAAGCGCAACGTTACCTTCTGCCCTGCATACTGATTCAGTGCCGCTGCCCAATAGCGATTGCCGTTAAAATGGATTTCGCCACTGCCCTTGCGCGCCCGCACATTCTCGGCCGCAAGCAGCCATAATGCCCGTTGCGACTCTGTCGCATGGCGGATAATTGTGTTGTCAGCGGCCAGACTGGCTTCAAAGGTTTGGTCAAATGACCGGCCGGCACAATTCGCGGCTTTGCGCCCCTCTTGCGCATTGCAAGCGGCTATTTGTGCATCTACATGGGCGGCTAATTCGACCATTGGAATAGCCCGAGTGCCGTAATCTTCTGGCTTTGCATTTGGGTTCGCCCCCGTATACGCACCGGCACAAAGCGGGTGTTTGCTTATTGCCTCGGCCAAATCTCGCCAAGTGCGTTCGATTGGTTTGCTCTGTCCAGAGTAAGGCGTTGTCCACTGTGTCTGTATGCCAAAAGTGGTGAGTAAGCCTTGCGGCTCTTCTTCTTTAATTTTGAACCGGAACCGGCTTTTTGCCCCGCCGCTTATCCATTTGCTGGCAAATGCCCGGCCATTATCCAGCGTAATGCGTTCCGGAATGCCATAGTGCTCAATCATATCCCCAATAACCAGCCGCACTGTCTCCCATGTTTCCGCCTCGGCGAGGCGCCATGAAAGGATTTTGCCGCTGAAAAGGTCTTGTGTAGCAATCAGAAACAGCCGCACCGGTTCCTCTTTCCACGGCACTTTCACAAACACATCGAGCTTATGGCCGTCCATGTTGACCGCTTCCATTGCATGAAGTGCGCTTCTATCGCGCCGCTGTGGCGGATAAAGCGTTTTGGCCATGTCCCGACCTGCTCTAGCTAAAGTCAGAACTGACTTGCCGACCTCATTATCCATACGCCGGCGCAATGACCGCTCCGATGGCAACTCACCCCAGCCATGCTCTTTTGCTGCAGCTTTTACCCGCCGATAGCAGGCGCTGAAAGCCGGCTTTGAGGGCCGTAAATAATCAGACATTAACGCTTCCCATGCCGGTGCTGGGCAGGCAGCCGCAGCGGCATTATCATCGTCCGCATTGCTGCTATAATTGGCCGCCAATGCCGGCAACCAATCCGGCCGTTCATAGCCTTGCACCAGACCGCGCCAGTTGTAGATACTGGAAAGGCTGCACCCTGATTGTTCCGCTGCATGACGCATTGCTTCACCTACAATTACCCCACCCGCTTGTAGTGTTTCTGCCAAGAGCAGCGCTTTCAAACGCGCTTCACAGGCCTTTTGCTGCTTCTCTGAAAGCCCTTCAAACCGCTGCCAAAGTGCCTTTGTGTTCACCTTCGCCGGGTTTTCTGCCTCTCGGCCAGCATTTACCCCAGCCGCCTCTTTAATGGTCATCGCCCGCAATTGTGCTTGCGCCTGTGCCGGCAGAAGGCTGATGTGATATTCCCAAACCGGCTTAGTCGCACCCTTTACCAAACGAGCCTTATTGTCCTGTCTCTGCCAATTTTCGCGCATCGCCAGACGGTGCAAAGACTGTCTTTGCACTGGCAGGCCTTTAAGCCCAAATTCCGCGAGTTTTGGCAAAGAAAACCAATCCATCGTCACACAGCCATTTTTTGCTTTTCATTAACCATCGCGGCATTGTTTTTTTCTTGGTCGAAGTTTTTTGTTGCCAAAAAACGCCTATAGGCATTAGATACTTGCCGAGGTTTCTTGTGATAACGGTCGGGCCATAATTCCAGCGCGGTTTTGCCTATAAATGCAGCAATTGCTGCCTCGGCGCGCTTGTTATGCTTATTTTTGACTTGTGAAACGGTAGATGCCGTGACACCTAAGTCTTTAGCTATTTCAATGATTGTGCCACCACGGCGATTGATTTCTGCCTTAATTGCCGGCCAGTCCATATCACCCTCAACAAGCGGAAGGGAACTTCCGCTTTTTATTTGCGTTAATAGGTAAATTTTGTAAGCAATTAAATTGGCTTACAAACATAAATATAACCAAAATTCCTACAATGTAAATAGGAATTTTAGTTTTTATGGAAAATTATGGCGAGAGCGGAAAAAAAGCCAGAAACAGAACTGGCAGAACGACTGCGATCAGTTAGGCGTCACTACGGAGACCCCAAAAGGGAGTATTTTGCCAAAAAGATTGGTATATCTGCCAATTCGTTAGCTGCATATGAACGCGGAGAAAATGAGCCTGCGGCCTCAACGCTTAGCGCGTATATTGAGCTATGCGGTATTAATCCTTCATGGCTTCTCACGGGCAATGGCTCTATGTTTCAAGAAAAAAAGCCCGATCTTGATTTAGAGAGGCTTGCTAAGGTTTTGGAATTAATAGAGAATGAGTTAGATGCCGCAGGAAAATATCTTATTCCAAAGGATAAGGCAGAGCTTATAAAGCGTATTTATGACTCACATCATAGAGATGAGGATAAAGAGAAAATTATCCATCTCATTCATGCAGCATGA